TCTGTTATGGCAAGAACACATTCACAGTTACACGTGACCACAGTAATGTTATCTACAATTGCTACAAGAATAGCTGTGGCATTTCAGGTAAGCGCAGGCAACTGTTACATGCTGATGAGATCATTGCCCTACACCAGAGAGAAAGTGCCCCTGAGAGCTATTCTGAGCAGGATCTATGTACCTATACAGTGCCTGCCTTTATGGTTCCCTACACAGAGGTGTATGCCCCCATAGATCCTACGTTTTTAGATAGGTATGGCATTGACCCACACACTGTGCGCTACGATGTCAGGCAAGACAGGCTAGTGTTTCTTGTCTACACCAAGCAGGGACTACTTGTTGATGCAGTAGGCAGAGCATTGACTAAGCGCATCCAACCTAAGTGGATACGATATGCGTCATCACCTGTTCCTTACACCAATGGAGATGTGAGTAAGTACGCAGTGATTGTTGAGGATGCAATCAGTGCATATGTTGTAGGTGAAATGTTTGGTGACATCTGTACTGGCGTGGCACTACTGGGCACACAGCTAACAGGTTTTCACAAGCGGTATATACAAAAGCATTATGACAATGTTATCGTGGCACTCGATCCTGATGCACGAGACAAGACGATCAAGATTGCAAGGGAGTTAGACTGCAAGGCACTGAACCTCAGTGATGACTTGAAGTACAAACGAACTGATGACTTAGATAAATTAGCGGAGATGTTATATGCATAGGCGAGGCGGTTACAATGTTCCTTGGACTGAGGAAGAGATTGAGACAACAGTCCGAATGTACAAAGAGCACAAGACCAACCATGAGATTGGTTGTGCCATTGGCAAGACAGGGGATGCTGTTAAAACTAAGCTAGGTAAATTGCGTAAGCAGTTTGACTTAGCTCCAAGGAGTCAGGCCCTTCTGAAAAAAGGAAATAAAAAAGGCCCTCCGAAGGGGGTGTCACCATTTGAGCGTGACTGGCAAGGCTCTGTGCCATGCGGTCACTGGATGATTACTAAACCGTGGAAGAAAGCATCATGAGTTATCCCAAGACAAAGTGTATGCACTGCGATAAAGATGCAGTGGCAGTTGAGGCAGGCACATTCTTTTACTGTGCTGTCTGTTGGATTAAACAAATGAGGAAACAGGCATGAGTAAAGTACCTTATGTTGAGCGTCCTATGTTATGGCAGGCCGAAGGCATAGGGCTGACAGGTGAGTGTGCTTACTTGTGGGCACTGTTCCTAGCCAATGAAGCTGACATGGAAGATAATACTTTTGAGTATGCCAAGTGGAAGACAATGGTGGATGAACTTACCCCTAAGCCCGGTAAGCCTGTTCCTGCCGCTGTGTACTACTACGATCTAGAGGAGGAAATGAAGAAATATGTAAAGGTGGACACGTAATGTGTGGTGGGATATATGAAGAGGATTTTGAAGATGCTCCAAGGAAGGACAACAAAGTTTCCAAGAAGGAGAAACATCGTCGTGTGGAATCTGGAGATGGAGGGATGAACGATTTAAAGTTCACCACTGCCGCAGATTTCATGAAGGAACAACAGGAAGACCCGTACTATTATCCGGGCAGTGATCCACAGGAGTGAAAGATGAGAGGTTGGATTAACTTAGGTAGCTTTGCTTACGGCTTGTTGGATAGCACTAAGAATGCACTCAAAGATGCGCCGATAGAATATAAGTTTCTGTTGAGTAACACCCTAGCCGCAATGTGGTGCATTGCATTTGGCATCTATACAGCAGAGCTATTGTTTATCGGGTACAACATTATTGGGCATACAGTGTTGATAGCCTGTGTTTTTTTTACTTGGTTTGTTTTTAAAAGTGGGAGTGATACATGATTAAGTTTGAATACAAACCGAATGTAATCAACACCCCCTTTGGGGCACTTGATGATCCTCCTCCAGTGGAGAGCGTGACCATGACACTGGGCGGTGATGTCTCATGGGAGGAGGCAGTCTGTGAATTCCACAACTTCCTACGTGCGGCAGGGTATGTGATCCCGTATGACTTTGAGGATGATTATGTAGACTGTTCAGATCCTCCTCACATGGACAAGAGGGGATCACTAGGTGATCGACAGCCTGAGTGGGCTAATCGTATGTGTGATGAGGAGAGGAACACATGAGTAACTATTGGCAGAACCACAACACACGGAAGCTAGATCCAGAAGACGTAGTCCTCATCAGAGAGTTACACAAAGAGGGTCTGAAATTGCAGGTCATTGCAGATAAGTTTGAGGTAACAAAAACAAATGTCAGCAAGATCGTGAACAAGAAAATCTGGGGTCATGTGGCATGAACAGGGGAAATGCATAGTATTCCAAAGTGTGGTTTGTGTAGACTTAAATGAACAGGAGAATACAGATGAAACTCAATGAATTGATCGACAAGCTGAGTGATAACGAGTACGTGCAAGAGGCACTGTATGAAGTGTCAGACGCTGTCTTTTTAGAGAAGTTATGGGACACACGTCAGAGATTCATCAATGAATATATCCACGTGAAGAACGGGAAAACACGAAACATCTTTGTGCTCAATGATCTTGAGCAGGATGCATTTGAGATTAGCAGACGCATTGAAGCGGCTGACATGCTCATTGACGAGTTCAAGCCTAACCATGTACCATTCGACTTCGACGGTTTCCCATGGTGGGATGATGAGGAGGATGGATTGGATGACTAAGCACTGGCGTGACTCCATGAACGAGCGCAACCAAGACTGGATGAGCAGTCGTGAGAAGCCAAAAGAAATTGTAACTAAAGTTCCAACACAGAAGTATCGTGATAACTGGGACAGAATCTTTGGAGATAAGAATGGAACTGGCACTACTGAAGAGCCTACTGAATAAGAAGTTCTACGATGAGTACAGGGGCGACAGATGCCCGCATCGTTTGTTCAGCAAGGAAATGGGTAAGATCAAGACACTGATTGATCATGCAATGGATAAGTACAAGCGTGACTTAACAGTGAGTGAGATCGAGGGATTGTTCTTAGCTAATGAGAAAGGTCTTACTACTTCTGAGATTGATGAGTACAAAGCACACTTCAATAAGATGAAGTATGAAGACCCTGTCGGTTCTGATGTAGCCAATGAGATTCTATCCAAGCTATTCCAGAAAGATGTGGGGTCACAACTGTATGCCCTGTCGTTTGATTACGTGAATAACAAGGATGTTAACCTTGAGCCACTACGTAAGATACTCAACAATCATCGTGAGGATTTCTTACCTGACTTAAACATTGAATGGGAAGACATCTCCCTTGAGACATTACTTGAGAAGGATGATGAAGAGGCACGATGGAAGTTCAACTTACCTACACTTGCACAGCATGTTGAGGGTGTGAATGCAGGACATCTAGTCGTAGGTGGTGCTCGCCCCAACACAGGTAAGACATCCTTCCATGCGTCACTGATTGCTGGACCCAACGGCTTCGCATCACAGGGTGCCAAGTGTGTTGTGCTCTGTAACGAGGAAGCCTATCACCGTGTTGGTACACGTTACCTGACAGCGTTGACTGGTATGACCATGAAGGAGATCAGGAAGAATCCCCATGAGGCACATGCTCGTTGGAACAAGCTAAGTTCCAACATCAAACTCAAGGAATCTACCGGGCAGAATATGAACTGGGTTGAGCAGGTATGTAAGGCGTACAAGCCAGACATCGTCGTGTTAGATATGGGAGACAAGTTCGCTCAGGATCAATCGCATGAGGGACTCAAGCTCTGTGCCATTCACGCTAGACAGATAGCCAAGGAATATAACTGTGCAATCTTCTACATGTCACAGCTAAGTGCTGAGGCAGAGGGACGTACTAATCTTAACCAGTCTATGATGGAGGGTAGTAAGACAGGTAAGGCCAGTGAAGCTGACCTGATGCTACTTGTAGCTAAAGATCCTCCGGTTGAAGGTATGGAAGATGACGGGTTTACTCGACATATTAACATCGCAAAGAACAAACTAACCGGGTGGCATGGTAGGATTACTTGTAATCTTAACTACTACATAGGAAGGTATGAGGTGTGATTGAAATTATTGTATCGGATGAGGTATTGTTAGAAGCAAGGAAGCAGGCAGTCGAAATGGGCAAGCTTAATAACAGCATTACCAAAGGACAAGGTAATGTGGCGGGCTTCGTTGGCGAGCTTGTAACTGCGGAGCTACTCAATGGGACACAAAAAAATACGAGAGACTATGACATTGTATTAGTTAATGAGGAGACAGTGGACGTAAAGACAAAGCGTACATCTGTCAGACCGTTACCGCATTACGATTGTAGTGTGGCTAAATTAAGTGGACATCAACAATGTGATTATCTTGCATTTGTTCGCGTAAAGAATGATTACAGTGTCGCTTGGTTTCTCGGCATGATACCAAGGCTTCAGTACTATGAGATAGCTAGGTACATGAACAAGGGTGATGTAGATCCAGATAACGGATATGTTGTGAAGTCTAGTTGCTACAATTTATCCATTGATGAATTATGGAAGGTATCAATACATGCGAGTAGTACTTGACGTAGAGAACACTGTCACTAAGACAGATGGCAAGCTACATTTAGATCCATTCACACCGACTAACACGTTAGTCATGATCGGCTTACTGGTTGAGGGCGAACAGCCCAAGCACTACACGTTTGATCATAGCGAGTACGATTGTAAGTACGAATACAGAAAGAGTGACTGTGAAGAGATACAAGCACTGCTAGATAAGACAACACTATTGATCATGCACAATGCTAGCCATGATCTTCAGTGGATCTGGGAGACCAACTTCCAGTACGAGGGTGCTGTGTGGGATACCATGCTAGGTGAATACATCCTACAGCGTGGACAGAAACAACCACTGTCATTGGAAGCATGTGCTGAGCGGCGCGATCTACCAATCAAGAAGCAGGACACACTCAAGAAGTATCTCAAGGACGGGTACACAGTAGATAAGATTCCTTACGAGGAGTTGAAGGAATACTTGTACGGTGACCTTGAGACAACTATGGCTTTGTTCTACGAGCAACAGGCTGACTACAGGGACGATGCCAACAGAGGTCTTGTACCTGTCGCTGAACTAACCATGGATACTACTAAGGTGCTGACAAACATCTACCGCACAGGATTTCAGGTAGATACGGAGGCACTGGAGCAGGTACGTGAAGAGTTTGAGGCAGAGAAATTATCACTTATACGTGATTTAAATGAGTCTGTTGCATTACTCATGGGCGACACTGCGGTCAACCTCAACTCACCTGAGCAGTTATCTTGTGTAATCTACTCACGCAGGCCACTGAACAAAACGCAATGGGCCAATGACGCTGATCCATATATGAGTCCTACTGACTTCAAACGATTCGTAAATGAATCAAGTGTTCCAGTGAGACGCACTAAAGCTGTCAAGTGTCCTGACTGTAAGGGCAACGGCACATTCTTCAAGCAGAAGAAAGATGGCAGTAACTACAAGAATGCAACTAAGTGTGGCACCTGTACTGGCAGGGGCTATGTATTAAATGAACTACCTAAACTAGCAGGGCTGAAGTTCAATGCACCCAGTGCTAAGTGGCACAGTGCGAATGGATTCAGTACAAGTAAAGATAAACTGGAGTACTTACGTAATGTCTCAGTCAGTAAAGGAATGCAAGAAGCCGCATCTTTCTTATCTAAACTCACCAGACTTTCGGCGGTCGATACATATCTTTCTAGCTTCGTGGATGGTATCAATATATTTACTAAGCCAGATAGCAAGCTTCATGTACGGCTTACTCAGCACATGACATCCACAGGCAGGTTCTCAGGGCGTGACCCTAACATGCAGAACATGCCACGTGGCGGTACATTTCCTGTAAAACGGGTATTCATATCCCGATTTGCAGGAGGTAAGATCATGGAGGCTGACTTCGCTCAGCTAGAGTTCAGGGTAGCGGCGTACCTGTCGCAGGATGAGGTAGCAATCAAAGAAGTCACGGAGGGTTTTGATGTCCACTCATACACAGCACAAGTCATTTCGGAAGCGGGTCAGGCAACTGGCAGGCAGGAGGCGAAAGCACATACATTCGCCCCACTCTACGGAGCAACAGGATACGGAAGAACATCTGCTGAAGCACGGTACTACGAGCACTTCACTGAGAAGTACAAAGGAATTGCCCGATGGCACAGAGAGTTAGCAAAGGAAGTCCTTACGTACAAGAAGATCACTACGCCTAGCGGTAGGGAGTTTGCATTCCCTGATGTGAAGCGCAGGAAGAATGGGACAGTGACTAACTTCACAGCGATTAAAAATTATCCTGTGCAATCGTTTGCTACTGCTGACATTGTACCTACAATACTATTAGAGATACAGAAACGCATGATTAATTTGCAATCCTGTATCGTTAACAGTGTGCATGACTCAATTGTTATTGACATACATCCTGATGAAGAGGCACAGGTAATAGGTGTAATTGAGTCAGTTAATGGTGACCTGAAGGAAATCATTGACAATAAATTTAAAATAAATTTCAATGTACCCCTTTTATTAGAGGCTAAACTTGGTGTAAACTGGCTTGAACAACAGGAGGTCTGATATGA